ACTCTTAATCCATAGGTCCGGGGTTCGAGCCCCCGACACCCCACCATATACCACGCGGCTTGCAGCTGTTTCGCCACCAAACAAACAATCATCTAGTGGGAAATGTAGTGGGAAATCACTTTTCCCCCGCCGCTTTTACAACGATTGGTTTTACGTCGTAAGTGTTCAGCATCGCCGCGCTTCTGTGGCCGCTGGCTTCTTGTTTATTCCCTGTCGTGTCCGTTACACCTTTGCGCTTTAGATCGTGGAATGTGAAGTGGGTGTAGGCTTGGCCAAGCTGTTCGGCTTTGGCTTTAGCCTGCTTATCAATGCGTGATTTTGCAGTTTGCAGGGTGCTGGTAGTTATTTTGTCTCCGGTACGTTCGCTAACGAACAGACAGCGGCTTTCCGGCATGGGTTGTTTGCGGCGGCTTAGGATTTCGGCGCGCTTAGTTTGTGCGGCTTGCCACAATACTGATAATTGCTTAGTCCAGGCGACTATGTTGTCTCTTGAGCCCTTGCGGCGTTTTATCAATAGGCCTTCCGGAAGGGCGTTAGCGTCTGTTAAATCCAGCACTTCAGATAGTCTCATGCGGCATAGATACGCCAGTTCCATTGCGATCGGCATGTACCAATAGGCGGATTCTTTCGCCACTTGCAGTAAAAATTGATAATCATCGGCTTCTGCGTAGTGCTGGCGGGCGGCAATGGTTAGCTTTGAAATTCCCTTGGCCGGGTTGAATGCCACCTTTTCATAAGCATAAGCCCAGCTGAAAATCCGTTTGATGTACGCCAACTCTTTGTTGGCCCGGCTACGTGACTCTTCTGCTCTAAAATCCCGGTACCGGCGCACGGTGCCCACTGTCCAATGGACTATTTCAATATCGCCAAACAGCGCGTCTCCCACGTTGGCCTTGATGATGGTGTTGTGGCAGTTAATGTAATCGGTTTGGGTAAGCGGGCTGAGTTGTCGCCAGTCGATAGTTTTCTGAAATTCGCTTGATAGGCTTGTAAAGGTGACAGCGCTTTGTTTTTCAACCTGGTTGGCTTCGTAGCTTTGCCAAATTTCAGATAATTTAGCAGCACTGCCGGCAATCTTTTTTGACCGCCATTTGCCGGTGGCAATGTCCCAATAGTCCAACATCCAACAGCCATTTCCGGATTTGTTAAACCAAACTCGAGTGGGCAGGCTGTCGCGCTTGATGTTGTTGGGCAAGCTGGTAGTCGATCGACTGCGTCCGCGTTGGGCCATGGATAAATTGATAAGCGTAGCGGGTATGGGTGGGATGGTGCAATGTAGGTTTATTGGTGGCTTCCACATTGCGCCGTGTTGGTGACAGTATTAATAAACAGGGATAGCTAAAGTCCATTCACCATAGCCCTCTTTTGGGGTAAGTGATTCAGCGGTAACGATAAGCAGGTGTTTATTTGGTAGTATGCCCTTTGCTGAAAATCCCCAGCCATTACAATCAGGGGCAATAGCTTCTCTTACTGCCTCAAGCAATATCCCTTTAGGGTCATAATCACATTCTAAGATGACCCGCTTTTCACCTTTGTTTAGCGCCGCATAAACCCGGATAGCAATAGACGCCGAGAAAAAACCCCGTTGGTCTTTAAATGCATCATCAAGCCGCTCTGCCCACCAGTCACCCGCCATTTTTGCGGCTTTTAAATTATTGTTAAGCGAACCATCCATTGAACATTCCGGACATTTGTCACAATCGCTTTCCCTTGTTAGCGGTCCAGTCCAGCCGAGATTTCGTGCTGCCTTCTGTAGTTCATTAGATTGTGACCAAAGCAGACCATTTGGGGCGGTTGTTGCTTCCTCACCCCCGAGAGTCGTTCCGCACTTGTCGCACTTTAAATATATTCCAGTCATAGTTATTTCCATCTCTCTGGTCCTGCGCAGCCCCTGCCCATTGTAGACAAGCTGAGCTTTTGTAAATTTGATGTTATTCATCGTATTCAAATATTGTTTGTTGTTCGGTTCTTAGAGCAACAACTGCTTTTTTCATGCTTGAAAGTGTATCGTGGCGGCTTATGAGTATCCACGCTCCTTTAGCATTTAATTCAGTTATTGATTTGGTTACGGGGCTGGCCCGCATTACTCTAAATCCCGCTTTGACTAGCTTGCTTCTGTCTGTTGAGTTCATCGCTCTTCGCCCAATGATGACTTACCGCTTGTATGGCTGCCTGTTTCAGATATTCCAATGCCCGAGACGCCGATATATTCATTGCCTGATTGATTATCTTTAATTAAATAAATGCCGCGTTGTCCTCCATACGCCAGGGCATCCTTAAAAACACTTAACCGATTTACAGTTATTCTTTCAGTAGAACCTGGATTAATTAAGACGGGTTTTGCACTACTTACTTGCGCCCAGTCTGGTGACTTTTCACATGAATTTAAAATAAATAGTATTGCAATTAAAGCCAGTAATTTTATCGTTAACATAAATTGACCCCATATAAACTTTAATGATTATCTACAAACCCACAGTTATGGCAGATGTCAACAAAATATTGTTTCTCACTCATAAATATTCCGCACTTATTGCACCGGTAACTTTGTTTTTTAATACGCTCTGGTTTTGTTTTTATAAGCACAATTCCAGTACCTAGCAATGCGTCATCAATTCTGATGACCTGCATATCAACAGCGGGTCTTGTTTTGTTATCAATATAATATTTTGGCCATGGAATATCTGATTCTCTCTCTCTGTGTTTAGAAACAGCTTGATCCTTTGTGTAGATGTGAGCGTTTCTTAAATCGGTTGTATATCCTGCTCCATCTTTTGCCCACCAAAGGACATCGTTACCGACATAATTTCGGCTGTCTTGTAAATAAAATTCGTTTTGATTACTCACCACTACCTCCTAAACTCAATATCAACCCGCTCGACTTTGCCCGCTTGCAACCCCATCGCGGCATTGATGGCGTCAACAGTAGTTACCAGCTTGCCGCCATCGCCATATAGAAAGCGGACCTTTTGCGATCGCAAGGTTTTTTCAAGCGTGGCCTTGCTTTTACAGTTAAAGTTCTCCAGCAGCCGTTCATGATTTATTAATTTATCTGTCATGGGTGCGTATCCTGCCAGCCATGCTCAACCATGTGTTTAATCACCTTTGCCCGGCCCAGCATGGTTAAGTCAGAGGATGAGTTCACGCCGCCAATCTGGTTGATAATGCCTCGGTAGGTTTCGTCATCTAAGCCCAGGGCCTTTTTGGCAATGTGGATCTTGGCTAACTGGCGTTGTTTAAAATCTTTTACCGATGGTTGTTTTTTATCCGTCATACTTGCATCCCCATAATTACCCCGGCGTAATCGCCAAATTTATAAAACAACTTAAAATCATCAGGTGATGGACAGAATTCAATCCCCGGTTGATCGATGATCATGCGTAGATAGTTAGGGTTAACTTTCACCCCATAAATATCAACAGACACATGTCGTTTAAATACTGTGCCGTTACCATGGCAATCAGGACATGTTGCTGATGGGTGTATGGCTATTACATCGCCGTCGGCATCGCATGTCTGGCAGTCAATAAAATAAGTATTAAAATAATTGGAAAACGACACTTCCCCTTCGCCATCGCATTCCGGGCACACAGTTTTTTTTGCAGTGCCGCCGCCTTTGCAAGTGCTACATTGGTCAGCGTTTGGCCAGACAATGGCCGGTTTATCTTTAAACGACAGCTCATCAATTTTTTTGATGATATTTAAGATAGTTTCAGCATTATGACCATCATAGGGTTGGTAGTCAGACAAGCCGATTGTTGCAATCAGCATGTGCCCGTTTGAGGCAATGGTGTACCTATCCAGCTGTGATGGTTGAGTTAGGCCGGATCTGTTTTCAGAGCAAAAATCATAAAGATTAATCACTTAAACCTCCTTAAAAATTCAATCCAGATGGCGTGGTAATGCGCTGCCTGGGGCTGTTAAAACAATGTTTGGCTCGTATTAACTTCAGTTGTTGCTGGCGGCGTCTGATAGGCGCGTCGTATTTACCGGCAATAAAATCCAAACGCATTTGCAAGGTTTCTGACACTGGCAAAATCTCGACCCCATTGCGTATTCGGTAAGCCTTGCGCAGTTCTGCTCTGGCATCGTTATCCTTTAGCCAAGCAGTCAGTTGGATTCGGCTATATTGGTTTCTTTTGCCTGTCGATTGAGCCAGCGGGCCAGGGAAGCTGTCACAAAATCTAGTGAGCATAGATAGCCCTTGGCAACCGTGTTTAGAAATATCAAAGCCACATAGCTCAGCGGCTTCAGGTGAGTCGATAAGGTCATTTTTAGGCATGTTTTTATCCTTAATCATTGTGGTTAAACGCCTCTGGAGAGGCATAAAGGCTGAAGGTTTCCAGCCGGTTGATGCTGAGTGCGTCCAAATAGGTAATGCGCTTTTGTCCGATCACGCGCTCTATGCCGCCTTTAATAATCACTCCGGATGCCAGCAGTTGTTTGTGCAGTGCTTGGGGTGATTTTATCGGCAGGGCGTTCCAGCGATCGCGCAAGGCCGGGGTATGGGCAATGTGGTCAATGATGTGCCCTGGTCTGATCAACAAGCACAGTTCGCCACCGCCGTGGTCGGTGTCCATCACTTCGTATTTGTGCGGATGGTTAAAGCGCCCGGCGACAATTTCCGATAGAGCCATTTCAATAATCCACACCCACGGCTCGCGGTCTGCATCGGTTTCGGCAATGTGGGCGTTCATTTCTGCCAATAGATCATCAACAAAGCCACCTTGGCGTGGGTCAAGCCCAGCAAAGCTGCACAGCAATTTCCACGCAGTCAGCACGGCGGCATAGTTAACAACCATCCGGCGCGCCCCATCGTCGTCAGAGGGCGCCCGGCAATTGTCTATGCAATAGCTTTCTGCTTTGGCCATGCTGTCGTAGATGTCGGCTTTGTCTTGCTTGGCCAGGTATTGCAGCCACTGTTTCACCGGGAATTCCGGCAACGTTGCCGGTAACTTGTCGCCTTTCTTGCCGGTTAAATCGGTACGGATGATTTTGCCGATTAACGATCGAACCGGTACATCTTCACCCGCCAACAGCACCGATGCAGACAACACAAACTCGGTCATTTCAGAGCCGCGCCTTGTCACGGTGTACTGGTAGCTTTCTTGCAGCATGGCCACGGCTTTATCGATAACATCTTGCCGACGGGCGGAAATTTCTTCCCAGCCGACCGGGTGCGAGGTATGCGACACGCTGGTTAACAGCCGAAACTCAGTTTGTAACGATTGCCCGGAAAACATCGTAAAGCCGATGGTTTGTTCCAGGTGTTTAATCAGCGTTGATTTACCCGCGCCCTTGTTAGCCTGCATCATCATGTGCGGCCAAAAACCAATCAGCGTTTTCAAATGGCACCCCAGCCCCCACACTAAGGTAATTAAGGCCGCGTTGCGCTTAAATGTCTGTTGGTAGGCATTGATAACAGTGGCGGCGTGGTCAATGCTGCCGGTAGGGAATAGCAGATTGTGATACGGGCATTGTTTATGCGGGTCAGTAAAAAACGTATCTGGCCCTTCGTTAACCACCATCACACCATTACGCCAGCATAGCCCCACAAAGTTTGACGCGGTGCGCTGTCCCAAGGCGGCACTGCGTTCAAGAATGTTGATCAAGCGCAAGAACCCAGACTTGTTAAAAATTGGCCCCATCTTTCCCCACATATCAGTATTGTGCAGACGGTCATCAGGTATTACCCGGCGCAACAGCTGCGCGCCGTGGCGTGGCGTTTGTACTGATAACGCCATAAGCATTTCCGGATTGTTATCCGGCTTGCCGGACATAGTCGATTGCGCACTAGCAATGTTGACGCGGGTAATCGCGGCAATTCTAAAGCCGCATAAATCAGTCGGCTTTTCATCGGCTTCGCCGTCTTCATCCACACACGGTTTAATCAGCTGGGTAAAGTCTTCTCGAGCACGGTATTTCCAGTACAAGGCAAAGTCATGTTCTGGTAAAAATAAGCGCTTGCGGCCGATGTCTTTATCTCCGGATAAGCCTGGGATGCACCATGATTCAAACTTATTAATCCGGCGTTTTAACTCGCCCAAACTGCCAGCCAACACATCGCCTTTGGCCGGTTTGCTCATCAATATGTCATTAACGTCATTCCAGTTATGGATTGCCCAGTCTTTTTGGTCCTGCAAAATCGCAGTAATGCGCCTATCCACCAACAGCTCATACAATCGCCATGCCGCTTCCGGGCCTGCTCGTTTGCCGTGCTTGTCAGGTTTATCAGCATCCATGCAGATAATCACCCGCTTGCCCGCTAAAAACTGCCAGTCGATTGCCTCAACGTTAATGCCACGTACCGCCACAGCACTAACGCCATGAATGCCGACGCTTAGAATGCTCATCACGTTAATCGGCGACTCCACCACATAGACTGTACTAGCTGCTTTTAAAGAGGGCAGATCCATAAACCAGGGATAGCCCACTTTTTCACCTTGGCACTGGGTTTTAACATCGCCATTTAACGCCGGGTCCAAAAAGCGCAAATCAACAGCGACAATATTGCCGCCGGTGATGCTGCGCACAATAAACGCTGCTGCCGGACCACCATAACCCACTTCACCCGGGCTGTTTTTAGTGGACGTATAAGTATTAAATCCGACAGATTTCGCTTTAATCGCAGCGTTGATTACCTCCTCAGTGATGCCGCGGCTCTTTAAATAGTCGATGATTTGCGGCGCCTGCTTTAAGCACTTGTCCGCAATAAATTCCGCCAGCGAGGCTTGCTGCTTGGGTTTATCCAGTGCCGGTGCTGATGGTCTGGCAATGCCGTATTCGTCACGTAGCCAGTCAATGGCCGCCGCCACATCCAAGCCCAGCACGTACATCACTAAATCAATGCAGCTGCCACCGGTGGTTTCGCCGCTGTCGCTCCAATCCTTCCAGCGCTGCTCGTTATTGTTGAAATACACTGACAAACTGGGCGTTTTATCATCATGATACGGGCTTTTGTAATTACCCTTGCCGCCGGGACGAGATAACCCTAAGCGCCCTGCCAGATCATGTAGGTCAATACGGGCTTTTAGGGTTTCAATAGTCATGCGATAGCGCCCATATCACTGAGTAAATCAACCGCAATGCGGCGGGCTTTCAGCAAGTCTTCAGTACCGTTACCTTCCAGGTTAAAGCGGGTTACCAAGCCGATAATATCCGCCGGTCTGGTTTTAAAACCGTTGGCAAAACAAAACGCGCCGGGGGTAATGGGCAGTGATGTTTCCATGGTGTAGGTGGAATAAGGAAACGCGCCGCCTTGTATTTGCGCAATTAAAATATCCAGCTCATGGATGGATTTTTCAATATCCTGAGCACCCTTGCCTCCAGGTTGGTTAAATCTTGCCATGCGCTTGATAATGCAGCCGGCAATAAAACCGATGTCGTTTTTATGGATGTACTCAATAGGCTGGATGGCAAAGCCTTTGTAATGCGCTCCGCCTATTTGAATATCGAGTGGATTAGTTGCAGTCGTCATAATCTTAGCCTTTCTGTTTAGTCGTTTATATGGGTGCATGTTGGCTATTCGGTAGCGCGTAGGATGGGTTGAATGCAATGAAACCCATGCTGATCATGATGGGTTTCGCGATGCTCTACCCATCCTACTGGGTCATTATTTTTAATATAGGTAAAGCACTCATCGTATTAACCCCAATTCTCTAGCCGCCGTCTCCGGTATTTGCACTTTTACAGAGGCATCAAAGGCCGTTTTTATTTCGTTAAAATCCTGGTCTTTACTGAGCAATATGGACAAACCTGGGCGGTTTTGTTTAATCCAATCCCACACAGGGCCACGCTTTTCTTTCGCCAGCCGGGTTAAGTTTATTTCGGTACATTTTTCGGTTTCCTTAAAAATATCGGCTTTCGACAATGCGCTGTGCGGCGTTTTCTTTACCTGGGCAATGCACTTGTTTAGCCTTATTTTTAATAGCTGTGCTGCGTATTTTTGTTCGTTATCGTTGCACAGGTTATTTGGGTATGGGTTATGCATAGCCGCCCCCTTGGTAAATCTGCCAAACAATCACAGCTATACAGACAAACACTGCCCAGCGTAAATTCCTGCGCACTTTTTTGGCGTGCATAATCTGGTTTTGCAAAAACAAGATATGCGCTTCTCTTTTTAACAACTTAGTGCGCAACAACTCTTCAACATCCTTGGGTTGATTCGCTTTTAAAACGGATTGCCCTGGCCAGATGGAAAAAACGTTTTTATTAATGTGAGCGCTCATTGCAGTCTCCTGAAAATTTACTGATTACCCGATTTAATAGCTCTAAACGATTAGCCAACACAATGGCCTGTTCCAAGGCCTCATACTGTTTTCTGCCGTGTTCTAAATGCGTTAAACCCAGTCGCACGCAAGCGTTTTGATCCGCCGCATTCAAGCCTATAGCACTGGCTACGCGGGCGACCTGTGCCGCAAAGGTGGCGCGCTGTTCAGCATTCAGTGGTTGTGGCTGGTGAATAACCGTAGGCATGGCCGCATTGGTAAAATTAAACAGTGCCTTAGCCATTAACCTACCTCCTGCATGATGCGCATTAGCGTCGCTTTATCAGGCTGGGTATAAATCGCCGTGCTGTTGATGTGCTTATGGCCGAGCGCTGCCATGGCAATACCGCGCGGATCTTGCGCCGTGCTTTCTTGCATGATGCGCATGGCGATGGTGTGCCGAAACCAATGCGGACTAAAACCCGCTAAGCCTGCTAAATCACCCCAATGTTTGCAGCGGTCTTGAAACGACCGAATGCTCATACCCTTATGTTCGCGGCTCATTACCAAGGGGGCGTGACCTTGCTCCGGATGGCCCATGGCTTTGCGAACTTTAAGCAACAAGCGCAGCGCTTTTTCTGAATTCTTATTCAGGTAAATTTTATAGGCTACATGGCCCTTATTGATTTCCGCCCGTACAGATAGCCGTTTTTCCGCTAACGCGCCCCTGGCATCATCAACAGTTAACCCAGCCAGCACGCCAATACGTATGCCGGTCATTCGTAATAGCAGCATCCATGCATAATCCCGCTGGGCTTCAATGCTGCTGTATTGTCTAACGGTTTGAAAAAGCTGCTTTTCTTCCGGGGGGGTTAAAAAGCGTTCCATTATTTTGCGATCGATAGCGGCCATGATTACCTCCCCGCCTTTTTATAGCGATTTTTTACGTGATAATTGATCCACTGCTTCCACAGATCATTAAATATCTCCGCGCCGTTTTTAATGAATTCATGTGGTTCTCTGCGCAGCTCTACCCGGCCCATAATGACAACCATGGCATAGGCATATAAATCAGCATCCAGATTGCACAATTCGGTAATATTTAGCTGGTAGGCGTCGCCGTTATAAGCACTCAGCAGCACTTGGGCACAGGTGCAAGACGCACCACAGTCTAATCTTGCCACGTTGATTAATTTCACAATGGCATTGGCATAATCTTCTTTAGTGATCATGGTTAGCTCCGTCATATAACGCTTCTTCAGCATAGAATTCGCTGGCGAGTATTTCTGTTAATGCCTGGGTTGGCTTCTTGTTGGTCTTTATATAAACGTGTTCGTGATACGCAAAAAATAATAATGATCCACCGAATATAAAATCACCCCAATTAAGGCCCATCGATTTAATGGCGTTGGACATATCTATTTTTGGTGGCTTCAACTCGTTCCATTCATCGAGAAGCTTTTGATGTGCCGGTTTGCCTGCTTTTTTGATGCTTTTAATCGGTCTAGGGAACTGCACGCCATTTTTATCTGGCTTGGTCCATGATTCATCATCTTTTGTTGGGTTAAATACAAGCCCGCCAAATCCCATCGTTGGTATTGATGACCTGAACAAAACAGCCTTTGCGCCAAAATGGTTTTTAAGCGCATGGCAGGCATTACTTAGCGCTTTCTTTTCTTTAAAATAGGCATCAACAGCGTTAAAAATTTCAGGGTTCTGTGTTTTAAAATAATAGGTATCACTCATCGACTAACGCCTCCATCCGCTTTAAAAACTCTAGGCCAGTGCTGGCCGCTTTAAAAAACTCCCGCTGTACCCGGTAGAATTCGGCGCGGGTGACCCGTTGATCGTTTAGCACTTCAGCGATAACAACAGAGGTTTGGCCAATTTCAGAATGGTAATTGGCGTAAGAAGTTAAAATCTCCAGGTCGCTGACGCCGTCAAACTCGCCCAGGGGCACGATGGCATGGTTTAGCGTGGCGGCCATGGCGGCCAAAATCCTAAAGTCTTGCGTGGTGTTTTGAATGGCGACCGCTTCCTTTACGGTCAGGTGGTGAAATTCCATCGCCGGGTTAGCTTTATTAGTCAGCGTTCCCGGATTCATATTGACTAAAGGCGCAAGCTTGGCCGCGCCGCCTTTGTGTTGGTGTACCAGGTCATAAATGGCCTGTTCAATTGGATCAAACATGTTAAACCTCGGCTTTAAACCACATTGTTTAAGGTCGAGACACTGGTTAAGCTAACTATCAGTCGTGGTAAACTTGTTAGCGAGGGTCAATAAGGTGAGTCATAAAACCAGAGCCTCAGTCCTGTTCGTTGTTGGCGCAACGGGCAGGGCACTTTCATTAAATTCTCTTCTCTGCACCTCCCCTGTTTTTTACTGGCGCTTGCTGCGCATAATGTTTAATCAAAATAGCGACTGTTTGCGCGGTAATCGTGCGCATTTCATTGGCCGCATCTTGCGCAATCTGCGCATGTATCGACTTAGGCAACAACAGCGCCCTTATCTGTACTTTGTCTTCGCCTTCAAACGGCGCATAATTAACAGTCATTTTTATATCCCCTAAAAAGTTAAAATAATTAACACGATGCAATCATATGGCACATATTTGTGCTGGTCAATAATTATTAGCAAAAATATATGCCAATATCTGAAAGATTGTTAAAACTAAAGGCCTCCAGGTCAATATTAGAGTGGGAGAGAGAGGCAGGGATTGCGCGCGGGAATCTAAGACGAGCCATAAAAGGAGACTCACTCAGCGAAGAAAACATCCGTAAATTAGTGCGAACTGAAAACGTCAGCGTCGATTGGTTGCTGGAAGGCCGTGGCACGCCGTATTACATTGTTAAGCTGAATAGTGATGCAGAAATCGCCGATGCGCTGCAGGTATATTTTGATGATGAGGCCGCACGCTGGGCAGTAACAATCATTCGCTGCAAATCTGCTGATGTCCCGCTGGCGATTGCGCTGACCATGCCGATTGAGCGTAAAGGGCCAGACGATACCGATTTTATTAAGGAATCAGCACTTGAGTTGATCACTGGGCCTATTGGCCCGCTGTCATCTCATATTTTATGCCGGTCAGGGTGGAACAAAGTCAGCGGCTTAGCGCTGGATGATGAGATTGTTGCAGACATTTGCAACGGTAAACTGGGCACCTATGCTTTGCTGGTTGATCCAGGGTACTTATTGTTATCGACGGCGCTCGATCCACAGGTTTTGGCCGTTATCACCGAGGCGCTTAATGTCGCAGAGGCCCCCAATGGCTACCATGTGCCGCTCACTTTTCCCGAGCAAGCTTTGCTGCAGTGTTACCGCGCATTACCGGTTGATGATCGTCAGCGCCTAGTAGTGATTGCCGAGGCGCTTAGAGAGAGTAGTTTGCTAAAGTGACTGCATTGCCACAATAAACGCCTGTTCCGCGGCGTCTATTTGCCCGCTGGTTATTGCGCCGGAAATAGTTTGTTTAGTGGCCAGTCGCCGCCCTTCGATAGTCGCCCCGATTACACTCCACAGCCCCGCCATAGTAACGATTGAATCCGCCACTGCTGTCGGGGTTGCTCCTGTTAAGGTGGCCTCTGTGTTTATCCATGGATAAGGCATTGCGTCAGCAGGATAACCGGCTGCGATGTAGGCGTTAGCAGCAGCGAGCTTAGCGGTGTAGGTCATTTCCTGACCGGGGGCAATAGTTACGTAGTTTAACCGTGTGGCGCCTGCCAAGGCATCAACCCGCGCGGCTGCTTCAGCCTGCAGTTGTGCCAGTGATGGCACTACAGGAAAGCAGTTGATCAAATAATCAATCCTATCAACTCCCAGGCCAGTGTATGGAGCGGTTAATGTCAGTAAATAATTGTCGGTAACTGCATCAATGGTGTAATCAACGCCGTAGATGGTTATCGTATCGCCTGCATGGACATAGGTAAGCCATCTTGTGCCAAAGCCCTCGACAATGTTGCTGCCATTTGCTGCGCTGATGCAGCCCGCCTTGTAAATAGTCACATTAATCTCCTACTGCCATCCAGTTTAGTGAGCCGGTGGCGATTGCTGATGAGCCTGCGATGTTCCAGGCGTAGTTTTGGAAAGTGAAGTTATTGGCCGAATCACCACTGTTTACCCCAAGCTTTCGCAAGAAAACAGTAGCGCTAGCATTCGATAGCGTAAAGTGTGCATAAATATAATCATCACCACTTCTATTTGCATTAGCCAGCCAAAATGTCTGGTTAAATGTACTTGTCGATATGACGCTAGATGTGTAACTCCCAGTGTTAGCAGGCGAAACTCCTGCTATTTCTGTAGTCCCTTCCCCAGAGGTATCAAAATGACTATTTGGCACCCCCTCAGAAACGCTGACCAGATTATTTGAAGAATTCCCTGCAACCCAGCCCCCGGAATAGCTAAATGCTGATGCTAAATCCCAACTAACAGAGTATTGCACACCATAAATCTCCCATCCTGGCCTATTTAACGCTGTGTAAGTTATGGGGGTTGGCGTAATCGGAATTCGCCCCCCTCCTCCATCGCCATTAGCAGCAATGGAAGTTTGCCCATTATTTGCAATATACTGGGTATCGTATGACCAGCTATCAGCCCCTAATGAATACTTAGTCCCATTAGTATTGCTAGCAACAAAACTCAAGCGTATTTTGCTATAAACCCCAGCCGTTACATTGGTCGAATTTTGGTCTGAAATCAGCGCGCCATGCTCACCCTGAGATAAGCTGCGCGCCTGGGTTGCTAAATCAACCCAGCTGGTACCGTTCCAACCCTGGATCTTCCAGGTGACAGTTCGAAAGTAATAGCCATAAGTCGATATGCCATCCCCTTTAACGCTGGAAAATTGCGCGGTGACGTTTAGCGATACCGTATTGACTGGTAGCGTGCTTTCGCCGGAAATCCAGCTATCGGTGCTTAAGTTGCCAGATGCAGACGATACTGTTTGATTGCCTGAGCTGGATGAATAAGTTAGTTCCGCTACTGCGTCAAACTGCCAAATTCCCGACGCCGCTGGATATTCGACCAGGTTGTTCGCGCTAATTAGCCATGACTGGCTGGCTCCGGATTGTGCTGAGTCGTAACCCTTTAATGAGCTGGGTGAAACAATAATCTTAGGCTGTGCGTCCCAGTAGCCCGGCAAGGTAACGGTCGCGCCGCTGTTGGCCTGCCCGTATTCAATGCGCCGGACGCTTTTGTAATTTTGATAAGCGCCACCCCGGAAGCGCTGAAACGATAAATTGCCGCCACTCAGCAGCGCAAAATCACGATTACTTACGGTGTCGTCACCGTCATAGACCATGATTGAACCATTGCCATTGATTACCGCATTGCCGTTACCGATGGTAATGGATTCAGTCGCCGCCATACGCCCCGAGGTGAGTTGGTCGGCAGATAGTGCGCCGGTAACAACCACGTCAGCATCCATCAATATTGCTGGATTACCGTTGTGAGTCCCGACAATAAATGGCACAACCTCAGTGCTGTTAAGTTTAATTGCAAAGGTGTCGGCTTCAAAAATCAATGGCGTTGCGGCCGGGTCATTTAGCGCAGTCTGCAATCCAGCCTTTATGTCTTCCGGGGATGGCGCGCTAACGCTGTTGATGGTCTTGGTGTATTCCGTACCGCCCAGGGTGTAATCAGCTATGCCGCCGAAGGCATCATAAGTAGCCAGGCGAATAAAATACGGGGTATTTTCCAGCAGGTTGGGGATGGTGATAGTCGTATCGGTGCCGTTGTACACTCGGTTACCGGCACTCGGGGTAAAGCCTGCGACGGTATCGACAAAGACAATGACGCCCTCCCAATCGTTATCAGCAGGCCGGGTGTAACTGATTACCAGCGCTTTTGCGCCTGCAAAAACCGAGACGGTGGTTAAAGCGGGCGGCGCTGGATTGGTGACGGTAAGCGTTTGCGGAATGCTGTAACGGCCGTAATAATCGCGCGCCCGCACTAACAGTTTAATGTTTCGGCGTGGCCCGCCGTCATCAACGTTCTTTTCAAACGTGTACGCATAGGCGGATTCAGTAACAAAGTCAGAGCGCAGTAATACCGGTGTCAGCGAGTCGGTATAGACATCAACCTGAAAATCTCTAAACCACGGCGATTGCCCGCCTGAGCCAGTGGCATACGTATCAGAAAAGCCCAGCACGGTTAAGGCATCCGTACCCCAGACAGCTTCAGCGATTTTTCCCGCGAAGGTAGTGCCCCCGGCTTTTAGTGCCAAGCCGGTGATACTGACCGACTCAATCGCATACATTTCCCCCAGCGTATGGCTAACAGTGATAGATGAAGAGTATTTGCCCATTACCGACACAGCGCTTAGGGTAATTTCATAGGCGCCCACCAGCGGGTTATTGATTCTAAATGACTGCCCGGTAACCTCATTGCTGAACAGCTCAACCCCGTTATGCCGGTAGCTCAAATGATAGCCACGCAATAGGCCATCATTGCTGGCTGTCCAATGCAGGTCGATGTAACGGCGTAAGCCTTCAAGCGCGGTATACACCCCTTCTTGAACTGTTAATCCAGATGGTGGAATCACGCCGTTAACGATGTAAGGGTTTTCCGGTATCGGCTCAAGATCGGCAATGTCGTCAATCTCGGCAAATTTATCGGCGGCGTATTGGGTAGCAGAGACGGTGTAAAAGCCGTTGCTGGTGTCCTCGTTTTCGATAATGCCCAATATGCGAAAGGTTTTGCCGATCGCTAATGGGTCGTAAATAATCCATTCCAGCTCATGCTCAGGCGCGGCGGCAAAGGCTGGGCTAACGGTGATAGCGGTATGGGTGCCCGCAGCATTCGTAATTCCCGAATCCAGAATGCTGCCGTCATTACCGATTACTGTTAGCCGGTAGCTGATACCACTGGACAGGTTAGCGGGAGCATCAAGATTAATAGTGCTGGCCGTTGAGCCGGTTGAAATACGCCCGCCCAAGCGTTTACCGCCGCTACGGAGCGGGTCGGCAATGCGAACAATATCGCCGGGCTTATCGTTAATGCCGCTTAAGCCGACGGAAAAAACCACCGAATCGATCTCCTTGCGACCACTGACTAACAGCCGCTTGCCGTGGCGGTGCGCTTCACTGCGTGAAATGCAGCCAATCGCAGTTTCTGTTTTCGGTCGATAGCCATAGCGCTGGATGCCGTCGAAATCTTCCACGTATTCCGTGGCTAATTTGTATTGATCGGTGGGGTCGTTATACTGAATCATCGCCGCCGTGTAGCGTACTTGCCTTGCGGTGCTGCTGTAAGAAAAGCGGCCACTGACCACGTTGGCAGGCAGGTATAACGACGATACTTGCTTAGGCGCGTCTTGCGTGACGTAGATTGATGAGCCGTTCCACAGTGCTTGCGCGTCAAAAATACCGGCAATTTGCAAAATCATTTCATGTGCGCTGGTTTGTGCCATAAATTGAGCATCAATGGAGTAACGCGGCTCCAGTCCGCCGTTGCCGTCAGACACCAGCTCATCACAGCGCTTAGCGATTTTATAAATCTGCCACTTGTCTTGATAGGCCGGGTTAATGTCATCGCCCAGTCCATGCCCGCCCGTAGTCAGCAGGTGGTAAAAAAACCACGCGGGATTACGACACCAGCGCTTTACCAGTACGCCATTCCAGTCGGCGCCAGTGTAAGTACGGGCCACTGGGTCATAAACATCAACAGTGGGCACTTGTATTAACCAGCCCATCAAGTCATACGAGCGGGTTGGAATGGTGCTGAAATATTTGCTGTCGAAGGTTAAGCGGCAATGCGGGATGTTGGGCCTGCGCAACTTGGCATAAGTCAGTTTAACCAGGCTATCCCATTTAAACGCTGAATTTTGCGCTGCGGTCGGGTCAGCAGATAGGCGCGTTACCCGAATATCAAAGCTGGTGGCTACCGGGTCGATCGATTTAAGGTCAACTAAAAAGCTACGTTGGTATGGTGATTCGGTTTTATCGCTGACAGTGCCGCGCCCCTGTAGATCAACAATGTGCCAACTTCCCGCTGCCGGTTTTACCTCAATTTGTAGATTAACCGTTACGCCGGTTTTATCGCCGGTAGCGGTATCTTGTGAAACCAAACCCTGAAAGGTCACGATAATGCGCACCGCGTCGGTAGTTGGGTCGGTGATAGTACGTGTCACCGGCGTGGCATGGACCACCGGCACATCGACGGTAATAGGCGAGCCTACCGCGTCGTCAACAATGCCGGGGATATAGGTTTGATCTTGTGTCCCCAGTCGATAATCAAAGGTGACGCCCTGGAAATTAAGCGCCCCATCCGGTGATTTAATGGGGGTGCCGTCTAAATAGACATGCTTGAGTGGGTCAGCGGTAGGAAAGCCCGCAATCTCCCCCCATCCCCACGCCTCAACCACCTCAATAATCGCTTGTGACCGGATTGAATCCGGTGCAGTGACCGGTGTGCGTGGGGCATCACCACCACCGCCACCACCGCTCATCGCACCGCCTAATTGCTTACTCATAACGGGATGTCCTTAACGTGTACTTGACTGGATAGCACGATCGAGCCACATAAAAACCGGCCTGCGATAATAGGGTACGGGTGCCCGGCGCGCACGACATTGACCGGGCCATTGCTGATAAAAGAGGGTTTGCTTTCGTAGTGCTCAGTTTCCCCGGCGCGCACGCTTTTTTTGTTGCCTGTGATGACGTTGGCAATGGCGGAGGTGGCGAGTGAGATTCCGATATTGATGATGATAGCTGCAACGTTTGCAATAAACTCGGCTGCATATCCAGCCCATGCAAGGTAGGGGATTAGCATCGCGGCCTGCACCTCCCCCCCGATACGCGGGATAACCCACAATATCTCATCCCCCCAAGGCGCTGATGACAACTCGATCGTCACTTGCCGAATTAGGTCGGTGTTGTCTTTATCAACCAATAACACAATGTAATCACCTGCATCAGCGGCTTGCAAAAAGCCGGGCCGGTTGGCATCAATGGCCCGCAAGGCTTCGCCGGGGGTGGTTACCTCCAGCTCCCAATCGGCTTTAAACGCTTGCAGATCGCCGAATAACTTAACTGTTTTCATGCGCATATCTCAAAAAGCAATGGGTGGCTTGTCGCCAGTATTGGCCGTACATTTCCTGTCTTGATGGCGTACCGACACAGGGATGGTGCAATATCACGCTGTCGCCTTTATAAATGGACACATGGTTAGGGCATGGCCCGCCGCCGGTGGTCATCACAATCAGGTCATTCACCTGCAGGCTATCGACCTCGACAAAGCCTTGGGCTTTAAAGCCGTTAACGAAGGCATGTTGATTAACAGGGTCCAGCCACCACTGCCATTGTTTGCGCTCGCCATCATTGATAGTGATCGCCAGTTCGTGCCGGTAATAGTCAGACACCAGGCTTAAGCAGTCCATTACCCCATAGACAAAGCCGCGTCCTTCATACGGCGCGGGTAAGGTGCCTTGCGGGGTGTAGGTATGCAGCTCCGCTGACGGATAACCCAAGATTAAAAACGGTACATTGCAGCGCTCAGCGCTGGCAATATCAGCGGCGCTGGGTGTTGGTGCGCGGTTGGGGTGGCTGTGATAAACCGCGGCAATATGGTCGGCGTGCACCGCAAACAGCATGGGGTCGATTAAAAACGACTGCTCGGGTTGGTGTGATAGGTTGGCGCACTCCAATACCTGATAGCCATAAGATGTTTTAAACACCAGTCCACAGGCTTCACGGGGGAATTCACGTGCGGCATGGGCGGTAATTTGCTTAAGGATGGCGTCATGCATTACACGCTACTCCTGCCTAAGCCGGGGTTGCCGCCGTAATCCAGCGGCGCGGTCGCACCAAAGCGCAGCTTGCAATCAGACAAGCGTTTGCCGCAATTATCCAGCCCGGCGCTAACTACCGGCGTACCGAACCGGTCAAACCATTTGCTTGAATCTGTCCCTGGCCAACTGCAACCAGACCCGCCCAGCACGGATTTATAACGGTGCGGGCAACCACTGGCCATTGCCACCATGCCGGGCAGTTGTTTATCTAAAAAATCCAGCGGGCTGGATAGTTCAAATTTAACAATCTCGTCAACTTCCTCGCTGCGGCGTTCGATTAAATAATATTCATCCTGGAACTGGGCAATATCAGCAGCAAGGTAGCTGGCCAATGTGCGCCGCCTGCGCACTGTCGCGCCGACTAAATCTTGATGCAGCTGGCATAGGTCAGTAATAAAGCGCCCGGCATTGCCAATTTCAGCAACGGGCCGCGCACTTGAGCCGGTACCGCGCTTATCAATGCCGGTTACTTTTAAATACCAAGGCGTGTAGGTATTGCCCTGGTAAACAACCGGCGTACTGTCGGTGTTAGTGCCGGCATAAAAATAATAAACCTCACCGACACCAATGGCGTTTAAATCGACGCTGTACAGGTCGATGAGCGCCGGGGGTGTTAGTTTGTGGCTATCCGCGCTGATGGTCATGGCTCAAAGACCTGATAGATGGATGCATTCAATCGGTGATTATCATCACTGACGGGGGTTGGGTCCCATTTGTCGCAGACGTATTTTTTAACGGTGGCGGCATAGGGTGACTGCCATGTGAATGACGTAATTCCGTCTAGGTCGTCAAAAAAACCTAACAGTGTATTAATTTCACTGTCGGTCAGCTCTTCCCAGCTTAAGTTCCACTTGTCGGGGTTGGGGTTTAAGCCATCGGCGGTGCGTTGTTCGTAGCCATCGCCAAAGCCGACTTTTTTAACGCGTGGCTGTTTGTTAAGGCTGGATGCATAGTCTGGTTGGATCGGTAAATCGGCCATTACACTTCCTCCACGGCTAGGCCGGGTAGGTTATAGACGGCGTCATCGCTTTGCACATCGTAAAAATTAAAGGTGCTGGCAAAGTCACCGGTAAACCGAACCCGCACGTCAAATTCAAAGCTGGCTCGAAGGATTGCCCCGTTGATTGGTGCCGTTGAGAAGGTCACCAGGCCAGCGCTATTGACGCTCCAGCCACTGGCCTGTAAGGTGCCGTTAACATAAACAGCAACCGACCCGGCCACCAGTTTAGTGATAATGCGATCTTGGCTGTCGCCGCTGGGTTGGTAGCGCTTGATCAGCTGGAATTGTGTTAATACGCCGTTGCCGGTCCCAGCGCCTAAAACACCTTGATCGTTAGCGCCATTGAAGGTGGTAGCAAAGTCGCTCCAGTCTTTTAACCGAAAACGCTGCAAACTGCCACGCCGTGCGCGCCAAAATGCCAGCAGGTAATTAAGCTCAGCACGCAAAACCTTACGGTTGCCCACTTGCCAGCGGCCTTTGACGGGATATTGCGCAATGTTATTGATTGCACCGCCACTGATAACCGGAAGACGGTTACCGCGCACGCTGTAGGTGGCGGTAGATTGGTAGTCGAAGTTGAGTTCCAGGCGTTGTTCGCTGTCTTGTTGCATGACTTAGCCTCCCGCCAGTAAGCCGCCGGGGCGTTTTTCGTCGACAATAACCCGCTTAACGGCGGCGTTGACCATCGTGCCGAGTTTACCCATATCACCGGCATCGTTATTGCCGCCACCGGTAACGTTGACCTGGGTAGTGATGTTGACATTGCCGTTGCTACCACCAGAAACCGTTATACCCAGTTTCCCATCTGTGCCACGCTTTAGCGGCATGATGGCTTCAGGACCGGCTTCACCCATTAAACCTGTATGCCCACCTGACATCGGAAACGTTGTTGCTCGATTGACTACCCCACCATCAGCAAACGCCAGCAAGCGGCCATGGTCGAAGGCTCCGCCATCGGCAAACATGGCGCCGGACCGGCCTTTATTTGCAGCAAGCAGGTCTGTTAATGCTGCGTTTTGCTCAGTGCTTCCAGCAGTGCCACCAATACTGTCTCCCATGCCCCCCAACATCCCGCCTACCCCAGAAACAACAGCCCCTAACAAGCCGCTGACAATGCCGGACTTTTCGTAGTCTTTCCCAAGTAAAGCATTAAATATCTGTGCTGATGCTGCTTCGGCTGCCATGCGCTTTAAGACCTTAGCAAAATTGGCCGCCATGCCATCCATGCCATCAGCAAACGGATCGAATAAGAAATCGGCAAAGGTTGATTCCATATTACGCGCGGCTTGGATGCTGAATTCTGATAGCTCGCTGGTGCCTGCTTTGGCGGGAGCTATAAATTCGTCGTTGTAGGCTCTGCCCAATTTGTCGAATTCAATTTTTGCTTGTTCCTGGGTAATAATTCCCTCATCTAACTGCTTGCGAGTATCTGCAATCGCAGTATTAAAACCGCTCTGCACATCGCCGTATTTGATTAAGTCGGCATTATCGGTGCGCTGTTTACCAGCCGCATTGTGATCTTCAACCGACTGTGCCCACATTTTTTCTTGTCTGGATTTTGCAGCCGTTTCTTTATCGATCGCACGGATACTGGCCTCAATTTGCAGGCGTTCTTCAGCGGTGGCTTTAGCCCCTAAGCTGCGTAGTTTTATTTGGATTTGCCGCTCTTGGTCGGATAGCTGCAAGTCGGTCAGCTCAAAGTTAAGCTGTTCAATGTTTTTGGCGACAGCTTCGCGTTCTGACTTGTAGGCTTTGTCGATGGCTTCGGCTTTTGATTGTGCGGATTTCTCAAGTTTTTTATTGATCTTATCTTGAGCATCGGCTGCGGTTTGATGTGCAGCTGTTTCATCTGCCAGCTTTTTGGCTGTAGCTTGGACTTGATCTTTTGCGTCTTGTTGTCTTTTTTGGTCACCGCGAGAATCATGTACAGCCGCTATTTCATAGTCGCGCTGGGCCTGCAAATCACTAAGTTGGTTTTTTTTAGAATCTAAGGTGGCTTTGCCAATAACCCCACCGCCAAGCCCTGATTCTGATTCTTTAATATCAAGCTTTAGCCTGGCTATTTGCTCATTCAGTATCTCGACCTTGCCAAATACGCCAGTGCCGCGATTGAGCTGATCGCTAAAGGCATTGAGCATTTGTGTCCAGCCATCGACAATCCGCTTCATTATCCCTTCGCTTTTATCTTGCAATAAAGCATCTTCGAAGGTATGCCAGCTGTCGGCTAAATTGCTGATTTTTCCGTTAAGCGTATCCATGGCGGCGGCATTGGCGCCCGTGGCCATCTCGCCCATTTTCTTGATTAACTTGTCGATAACATCGCGGGTTAACTCGCCTTTAGATGCCATATCTAAAAGCTGAGCGGAGTTTTTGCCCGTCACTTCAGCCAGTAAGTCATAAACAGGCACGCCGCGTTCTGCAAGCTGCATCATTTCCTCGGCTTGCAATTTACCCTTGGCATAGGCTTGGCCTAATGCTGTGGTAATGCCGCTTAATGTCTCTTGTGAGGCGCCCAGCTTTGCCGCCTGGTTAGTGATTGCATTCATCACCTCAGTCGTTGGCTTGATACCGTAGTTTTGCAGCTGAATGAATGCTTTGGTTAACCCGTCTATTTCGAACGGTGTATTGGCTGCAAAATCCTGGATAAACTTGAAGGCATTAGCAGCGGCTGGGGCGGACCCGGTAATTGAAATAAGCTGGGCCCGCAACATTTCCATGCTGCGATTAGTCTCTAATACCCCTTTTGAAAAATCAACCAGCTGGCCGACTGCAAAAAATCCAGTAAACAATTTTGCAGTCGACCCTAATGCCGTCATTGTTCTGTTTGTTTTTTCTGACGATTTATCGATACCATCAATGCTGCCGGAGACCTTATTCATATCAGCAACAATACTGCCTAGGTCGGATTTGATCTTAATCAGCAATTCAGTATTTGCAGCGCTCATTTATGTTCTCAGGGTATGCAGTAGTTTCTGGAGGTCTTTGCCGCCGATGGCCAGGGCGATGGCTTGAATAGTGTCGGCCTGGTTTAGTCGTTGCTGACGGTGCAAGACAGCGGCAAAGTGCTGAATTTGCCGCCATGTTAGTTTTTGCCCGATGCTTTGCGGGCCATCGCCAAATCCCGCCGCCATCAACAACAAAAACAATTCCGCTAACTCGCGGCCGGTGGCGGCAGGACGATCTTGCCGAACTGCTTGGCAAAGGCCACCCGCCGCAACAAAAAAGGGCCGTTAATCTCCCAGAAGTGCATAGATAGTGCGGTGCCATCCGCATCGGACAACGCAGCAATCCACTCGGCTGTTTTATTGACTGACAGCGCCAATAATTGCGTCCAGATGTCGGCATTGTGGCCAATGACTCTATCCAGTGATGGCAGATCAAGCCCGTTGCTACTCTGGATTAGCGCCTGCAGATCGATAAGCAATGGCTGTGCAATGGCCGCGGCTTTTAAGCCTTCCAGGTAGTTAAACTCATGCACCACCGTATCTTCACCGGCAAGTGATAACGTTTTATCCGGAAAGAGGATGTCCGCTTCGTTAGCTTGGCTCATTCCACTTTCCCTTGTTCACGCAGCCATTCATGTTGGCGTTGGTTAACGGTGATGGTGTCACCTTTTTGTTTTAGCTCGCCGCCGTGTTCGTGGTCGGCAATTAAAACGACTTCAACAATATCAGTGGTGGGTTGCTTGGTTTCTTTAGTCATGATGGTCTCGGGTTAATGGTTGTGGCCGGGCTGCTTAGCAACCCGGCGTTGGGTTTAAAATTAGTCTTCGGTTTTCCAGCTGTAAAACTGGTCGCCCGCCGGGCGTAAGGCATCTAAAATCACAGTACCGGTGATGGGCATTTCGGCGGTTTTGTCTTCGATCATGCTCATTGCGGATGGTGATAACGCGATTTTGTACACCTCACAGCGGACTTTTTTATCGTTATCAGCGCGGTTGATACCGTCAAATGTTAAGTAAAAGTACTTATTACCCGGCGCGGCATTCATGTGATGCTGTGCGGCATAGCTGTAATCGATCAGCAAGGCTTGCGCGTCGGTAATTGCGCCGGCAGTCAGTATTTCGATTTGTCCAGCAGGGCCATCGACAATGTAGTCAGTACCGGCAACATAAGTGGTGCTTGCACCCACGTTGGTAACCACCACGGAACTAACCTTGATATGCTTTAAAATGGTGAACTTGCCTTTGTAGCCTTTTTGCGGTTCATCGGTCACGGTGCCAAGCGTTTTAGCCGTGTTGCTAGCATGCAAGGCAATCGCGGCATGTTCCGGCTTAAAGCTGCGCATTTGCATAGAGAACTGAAATTCAACTTTTTTGATAAACTCGGCACCAATACCGCTGGAACCGGTCACGTTCTCTATCACGGTTTCTTTATCGACCGATGGCGTCAGCGTGACGCTACTAACGTCGCCAATAAACTCTAGCCCCAGCGGTACGCCGGTAGCATCGCGCAAGCCTATTTTTAGCTTGCCTTGTCCTGAGAAGTATCTGCTTTCGTAAAGTTCTGCCATGGGGTCGCCTCTTAATAAATGTTGGTTTTAGGTGGGATTGCATTAATTTTGACAACCACCCACCCGTAAGGATGCTCAAGTTGCCGGGAGTGTTGTGCGACATCAATGTCAAACGACATGCCGGACACGCCAGTGCGCAACCAGGCTTTAATTTCTTCAAGCAGGGCCATTTCTGCCAGCTCAATAGCCAGTGGCTCGGTAGTTTCTGCCACTTGCAAATGACAGATTAACAAGATGGCGTGCTTGCCCGCCTTGGCAGTCATGCCCAGATTTTGGCTGTACTGGCTTTCGCCGTCACTGATCACCATCACTACGCCTGCATCTAATTCACCGGGGGCATGTTGATCGAACGGCAACAAGCTACGTTTGATGATACGGGTTGGTAGTGCGGCGGTTAGTGAGGCAACAATGGCCGCGGTACGGTCATCAATGCGTTCTATCCATTGCATCAGTGGATCTCCTGAATTGCGCGCTGGATAGCTGTATTAATGCGCTCAATGGTAGCGGCTTTTTCGCTGTTAAAGGCAGGCTGCATAAATGGCGCGGCCTTAGTGCCATTTTTGGCGATGTCGCGGGCCACCACATAAGCGAGTTCTTTTTCTGACATGTCGGGGTTGTTGGGTTTAATCCCTTTTACCCGCAACCAGTCAATCATGGTTTGTTGATTAGGTTTGCCTCCGCGACGGGTGCCAAATTCGACAAAAGCGGCATAATTCATTCCAGCCCCAATGATTACCTCAAGCCCGTCGACTGATGTTTTATTCAGAATAGAATTCATGAGGTGGCTATTGCCAAAGGACTTGTTTTTTCTAACATTACTGCGGGCGGCGTTATTAATTTCTTTCCCTGATAAGTCCAGTGCCGGAGTGATGTGCTTTTCAATCAATACGGGAAGGCGCCTTAACTTGCTGCCCAGCGTTCCGGCATTAGTGGTAATTTCAAAGCTAGACATTACCGCCCCCCGTCGAAAATAGCTAACCAGCTTTCGGCCAGTGCTGCAGGTGTGCCATTTTTAGGCATTGAGCCTACGCCTTGGCTACCGAGGGCAATCGGTTTACTGCTGCCTGCATTGGCCAACTCAAGCAAGGCCTGCACTACGGCACGAATCAATAATAAATCTCGGTGCTGAGCAGCGACGGTGGTATCGGCAGAGGTTGCACCGATGGTGTAACTACCGTAATAAAACACCGGGTAATCACTGCCCAGTTGCGCTATTTGGCAGGCATCGGGGGCGGGTGATAAGTGGATATGTTTAACCCCGGCAATTTCAACCAAGCTAAGCCTTGGTAGCAGGCCGATTTTAACGGCCCATGGCTTGCTGTTTGCACGCAGGCTTTCACCCCAGCTGCTGAATTTGATCTCGATTAAATCAGCAGGGGCGGGATAGTCGGCCACATCTGCGGCAACGCTTAACTTTACGACACAAGTACGGCGTGTTTTTCGTGACAACGCCAGCGCAGCTATATCTAAATGCCTATCAAATGCACCGGTATCACCTGCGAATTTTTTAGCAGCATCCCCTAGAATGGCTTGCAAGTCTGTTGATAATGCCGCGCGAGATAACGTCATGAGCTGGTCTCGTCATCAAACCGATGTCCTGCCAATTTAACCAAAGCCGCGGTAAAGCCTTTAATGACCAGGTTTGTCTCTTGTTGTCTGACGTTAGTTTCTTGCTGACGGTGGTCAACAATGCGGCTCCATTCCTCGCGCTCTTTAGCATGCAAGGCCATGAGGCCGGATAGGTCATTGCGGTGATTGTCCAGGATGGTTTGCAGGGTTTTCGCAAACGCATACAGCACCCCGAACAGGGCGAATATCACTAAGCCGTTTAGCCCGCCAACTTCTGCCCATACACTCGGGTTTGCAACGTGTTCCATTAGCCACCCCGACTGTAGAGCAATCCGCAAATGCCGCTGGCGGGTATTAATGGGTATTGCGCATGGATAATAGTGAGCGCGGCTTGCTTGATCAACGAGTCTTTAGTGGCTGTGCAGTACGTTTCAATCGCTTGCGGCAATTTTAATATTGATTCGCCAGCGGTTAGGCTGACATCGCCAAACTGATAGCCATCGTTAAACTTATCAAACGCACAGCCAGTCACCGCGCCTAAAAATAACCCGGCAGCAATAAATATAATGGCAAAAATAATAAAGAGTTTAGGCATAGGTCACCTATCTAAAGCCGTTGTGCTCAAATGAGAAATGATTCATGTCTTTCAGTATGCGTTTTGATCCACCAATGCTTTCCCAATAATCATGCAAAGGGGCATAAGCGGACGGTGGCGCAAGCTGGCCATCAATCACTAAATTGAAATCCCTTGCTAGCCTGAGTTTGTGACAGCTGTTGGCTTCGCCATAGGCCTTTTTTTCGCCAAACTCACCATGCAAGCGCGGATCTCGATAGGCGTCACCATCGGTTAGCGGCAAGCCGATTTCTTTGGCATGCAATACCAGCTGGGCCGCTGCAATGGCAAATGCTTGCTGTTTCTCAAGTAGCGCTGACATTACGCAACGTCCGCTTGGGCCAGTGCCAACTGCTGTTTGTTGATAGCATCAAGCACACCCTTACGTGGATGTTCAGCATCGCCTTCTAAGGCTTCTAAAATATCGAGGTCATCAGCGCTTAAACCATCAAGTGCGGCGGTGACTTCTTTTACTGATCCGGCTAAAACAAGTGCCAGTGGGTTTGGCTCGACCATGTCGATGGCATCAACGATATGGTTTTCATCAACACCGAAGCCGGGTATTTGCGTTTCATCAATTTCTCTGGTTTCACCGGGTTGGATTGTTTTCCCGCTCAGGTGGATATTTGCTTTGCCGGTATTTGTATACGGTACTAAGGCCATGTCTTACTCCAATTATTAAAAAAAGGCGGAGCGAACTCCGCCAAAAGCCTTTAGATGACTATCGAGTGCTTGCGCTGTAAGCAATGATTGACGTTAAGCGGCTGCGCAGTGCATCAGGCACTTTGATTGCACTGTACTCTTCGCCGTAAGCTTGTTTTTGCCCAGTTGGTTTGCCGACTGAGTTAACTGCTTCAAATGGCGCGCCAGTTTGAAATGGTTTAGCAATGGTGTACGTCAACGTGCCGCGTTCGCCGATGATTAAGCGCTCTGAGCCGATGTCAGTCGATGGCGCACTGGTTGACCAAGCAGGGATGTTTTTAATCGCTTGCAAATCGCCCTGGCTAGTTTGGTCGGTACCGAACTTTTTACCTGACTCGGTAAACTGCGAGGCATTGGTAATTGTGTCGTTCAGCGTGTTACTAGACAGCATAAAGTCCGGCGTTACAAAGCGGTCATCAGCAAGGATAGCTTTGCGACGACCGACAGCACGCAACAGGCCGTTAAGGTATGTTTCAACAGCAACGGAGCCGTTATCAGTATCAAACTTGGCGATGTTGGTTGCGTAGTTGTAGGTGATGTTGGTATTGGCGGTGTTAGCCGGGAAAACAGGTACGCCCAATTCGCTCACAAACTGCACATAACCCAAGTTGTAATTGGTAATGCGGTAATACGTACCTGCTGCTTGCGTGCCGGAACCGTTGTATTCCACGATGGTAACGTTATTGAGTTTAACGGTGATCGGGTTAGTTGCCGTACCAACAGCATTGCCCTGTAAATCACGTTGTTGATACTGCCTAACAATCGGAAACTGCGCGGTTTTTACTACGCTGACAGATGTTCCGTTCAACTGGGTGTTGAACGCCTCAGCAGTAATAGTTAGTGCCAGATAGCTATCGGCAGCACGCTGTAAGGTATTGCAGATCCTGCGCACAATCAGTTCTTGCATAAAGCGGGCATTGCTGGCTACGTTGCGGCCGTAAGCATCCCAATCAATACCGGAGGTGCGCGAAAAATGCATGACCTCGTTGGAAATGATAAACGCCAGCTTCATCGGCAAGATGTACGCGGTATCCATCGCCTGCGTAACGCTGGCCCGATGAATAGCGGCGCCTTCATAGACGATGCCTTCGTTTAATACTCCGGAAATATCGCGGGTTTCATACGGGATTTGGGTTGTCGCTGTAGCGCTAAAGTCAGTTAAGGTATTAACCAGTTCAAGCACTCTTAAATCTGATAAGGCCTCACGAATAACCGTGCGTTGAAATCCGATTGGCAGGCTAGTATCACCTATGCCGGTGGCCCCTGCTGATAACTGTTTAGTCTCATTGGCAATGGCTGGAGCATTAACCCGGTCGAACTCAGACAGCACTAAGGCAACAAACGGGCTTACTTTTTCAGCCAGCTTTAAGCGCTGATTGGCGAACTCGTTGGTTTGTTTAAGGGCGCTGGTGATGGAGTTTTGCAGAGATAACGCCGTGCGTTGATCGGTTTGCGACAATTGCACGCTACCTGTTGGACGAAAGCCAAGACCGGCCAGCTGGGTCTTTACTGATAAGTCATTACCTAGCCGAATTTGATGCTCTGCCAGTTTAGTGACTTGTTCAGCGGACATCTCAGCAGTGATTAAATCCACGGCAGATGACAATGCTTTTTGAGCATCATCATCTAACGCCTTAATGCCTTCTGCCTCTGCCAGCAGCTTGGTAAACAGCGCGGTATTAGTTGAGAGCTTTTCTGAAAGCGTTTTAGCTTCTGTGTCGCGCTTAGTTCGATCTTCTGACAGCAGCCGCTTAACATCGTCTTCCGATAACAGTTTGCCGCCCGCGCCTACAGTGGGCGTATTAATTGATAAGGTAACCACGTTACTGCCAATCTGCTCAGCAAGCTTTTTGCCGGTAGATTCAAAACTGGTAAAAAGTCCATCAAGGGCGTCTTTATCTTCGCCCAGTGCTTTAGCTGTAGTTTCAAAGGCTTCACACAGCTGCAGCACGACGGGGGCAGATAGCAACAAGCTGATTAGCGCTTTTGACAAGCGTTTGGAATAGGTTTTGTACATGGTGGCAAGTTCCTGAGAAAGTTGGGTAATCAATTCCGGATGCAACAGCACTGGAATGTCGTTGGTTGACGCCTCGGAAAGTCGCACGGGGTCAAGGTGTTTAATAACGGGTCTCACGGTTAGCGCAGCCCCAAGCAATACGGGGCCATGCTGTTGACCGGCTTCGTTATCGGTAAAATTTTCGGTGTATTCGGCGGATAGGTATTGATAGCCTTTGTCCTTGATCGACTCGATGCCGTAGTGTGTCCACTCGACCTCAGCACGCAAGCGATTGCCCTCAACGCTTAAGCTAAGCAGCTTGCCCGCTGCACCGTTGGTTGGCTTGTGGTCAACATCGATAAATATGTCCTGCCCATACGCACCGGCTTTAAAGTTTTTGACCATGCTTAACAGCATGTCGCGGGTAATTTCAAAGCGGCCATAGCGAGGATCGGTAAAACTGCCTGTCCGGGTTATGGTGACGGTGCTAGTGGTTTTGCCTTCGGCAAGCTCAATAGGGCAGCGGCTTAAAAAGCGGATCGCTTTATCGTTGGCCCCGCTTGATAATCTGATGATTTTATTTTTCATAGTCTGCAACGCAAAAAAGCCCGGCAGCCTTGGGAGACTGTCGGGCTTTTCGCTTAGGATGCGTTCTGCCTTTATTGAGTTGTGATTAGTTTATGAGGTTTTTGCAAGCAGGTTAACCGGGTAGGTTGTTAGTTTTTACATGGGCTTACATTAACTCGTATAAACAGTGCCGCTCCTAAGAGCGGCGCCGGTTAAAAAGCTGATAAGGATTAGATAGATGATTGACATGTTAATATTCTTGCGCAGATACAACGCCCGCCGAGCTTATAAACCGCTGCCAACTCAACGCCGCGGTACCCTGACAATATACCGGCCCGACTGCATTGATAGTGCCAGCGGCTGTGTTAGTATTCCAGACTCTAGCGCCATCAATCCTAGATATGCCTGCAATGTCTACTGCCAAATCCTCACAGTTGCCATAAAAATTTAACGTATTGCTTGCCGGAGATAGCATGTTTCCCACATTGTTACCACCCATTGATCGGGTATTGATGGTTTTATTTGTGCCCAACGGATTTACTAACCGCTTACCGTTGCCGTAGTTCCCGCCAACTATCATGTCAAGCGTTTTAACTGTAGCCCCTGTGCCGTTATATAGTCCTTGAGCTATTGCACTAAAATCACAATTTTTAACAATAATTTTAGACCCAGTAACTAATCCAGATACCAGCCACTGTATAGATGATGCTGGGTTGACGTTATCTAGTAAAATCCTAGTTGTTTGGGTCTCAGTATCAGAGATAAATATTAACGTACCAAAATAAAAATCGGGATTGGTATTTTTTACAGCTATCTCTTTTATACCCGTTGCGACTGCATTGTTATTGCCGTAGACAAAAGTAACTGATTTATTAGCACCTGTGCTACCAGTCACAACATTATCAATAACAAGTTTACCTATAAGCCCTTTTCCTTGCAAAAAGATACCCTGCATGTTAAAAGTCGCCAGAACACCAGCATCAAACATAAACAGAGAGTCTTTAACGACGACATTATCAATGACAACCGTGCCGCTTGTGAGGGGTACATCTATAATCATGCCGTTAACATCACTAACTAATCCGTTGCACAGCCCACTATTACCATCAACGCTGCCACCAGGTACATTGACATTATCTAGCGTTATTTTTTTGATAGTGACCGACTGAGTGCCGTTTGACATTACTTGCATTACACGAGCACCAATGCGCGGGTACAAATTACAGTCTTTATATTTGATGTGACCAAATACGCCACCGCCAACGGTTGTACCAAGCTCAAACGGGTGCTTAGTAAAATTAAATGCAGTTAGCCCACTGATAACAACATTATCAACAATGTTACCGTAGTCTGACATTAACAATACTGAGCGAGATGCGCCATGTGTATGTTTACCGCCTTTGAAATTAATATCCAGGCCAATAATAGGGCCGTTAGAGTTATCAGTACCATTAGTATCGACAAACCCTTTGGCAAATACACCTGGAGATAAAACCGAGCCATTTGTAAAGCACGCAACTAAATCATCTTTAGCAGTGCCAGCACAGCCGCTTATTTCGATGCCGTACGCCGGGCCATAAACTTGCGTTGCAGACGCTCCACCTACATTGCTGACTTGCTCCATTTTGCAGTTAAACGCATTACCAAAACAAACGGTGGTTGCACCTCTACTGCCTGTGGATTTAGCACTTACATAACTATCAATGATTTTATTTAAAGCTACCTGGATATACCCAAGCTTTCCATATCCTGTGCTTGTATCGCGTGGGTCTTCGGCCAACATCCGTATCAAGCCATTACCGCTGATACGGATGTTGCTATCAGCTTGGTAAACAATAAGTGCGCCCGTCGGCACAGGTACGCGAGTATCTACATCACAGGGGATCTCATAGCTGATTTTTTTATTGGCAGGGTCGGTGTTGTTGACTGAGACAACACGGTAAATGTGATTAAAGAAGCCTGTAGTATCACCGGCACTATAAGCGGGTCTAATGTAGATGTAATCACCGCCAGAAAACGGATTAGCAGCACTGCCAATATTGACAGTAATTGTATTCCACCAACTCGGTGCAGTATTTTGAGTATGAGCTATTGAGGTCACTGCAATGGCATTTGACATTGAGTTTTTATTGCCAAATGCGGATTTTGGATAACCGGTGGCATTGCCCAAATTGTCAATAGTTACACCCGCATCTAATACTAGCCTACTGTCTGTTGGTAAGGTAATAATAGCCTGACCAAACGCGCCTCCTTTAATTGGGTATATCCCATTACCTATGACCGTTACTTTTTTATATGTATCGACTACTGCTTGTAGAGCAATTGTGTTGGCTGCGTGATCTGTAGTTGATAAGGTTATTTCTGTTGAGCTACCGCTACCAGCTACGCCATTGACATTCAATATGTCAGAAACCCGTACAATCTTCTCTTTCTTAGAATCCGCGTCCATAACAGAAATTGTATCTCTATCATTTGCAGGGCTAATGCCTGGTGGGTATACGCTCATGTTTAATTCTCTACATTGTATTTTTAATGCCAGCGACTCTATGCTGTTTTGTCAAACGAAGTAACCGGGGCATATGCTGGTGGCATGGCATTCTCCAGGCAAAAGACAACCGGTAGTTTTACCCAGTTTTTGCAGCATTTACACAAGCCTGAAAACCCACCGTCAGCGCGCATTTTCATAATTGAAACGCCTTTAATCACTTCCCCGTCGAATATCTTTGATTTGCAGATTGGGCAAGACAGATAGTTATTAGCCATCAATTCCCCCAAGTGTCGGTATTATGGCCTTGCTTTTCTAAGCGCGGCTTTAGGTCTCGCCACGGCGTGGCGATGGCTGTGGCTGGCAGTAAGCCTTTTTGTAGGGCGATACGCTTAAAGCGGCTGTTTAGTACGGATTCCTGCACAGCTATTGGCTGATCATTAAGCCAACTGATGGCGGCTTGTTTGCCCTGCTTATCGCTGTCGGTAACTTCATCGGCAAAAACAACTTCGGTGTAACTTAAAGTATTGGGGTGTGCTGGCCAGGGGTTTTTTCCTTGCGGGTAAACGCCAGCACCCAACCCGTAAATGTTGGCATGGGCATGCATATCGCAGATGTCGTGTTTTGGATGATTAGGCGACAATAAAAAGCGGGTACCGATAATATCGGGATGACTGAACGCGGTAGCTTGATAGGCTTGGCCATTGGCGCGGTTGATCTCAGTTCTAAACAATCGCTTAGCATTGTCGTAAGGTGTGCCGACACCGCCAAACAATTGCTGTTCAATGGTTTTTTTTAAGGGCCCGGCGGCATTGGCTTTTAATTTGGCTTGCAAGGCGCTATTGCCCGGCTGCCCACTGGATAATAATTCTTGCGCAGCGCGGCTTGCGGAATGCCCCTGAATAACGGCCTGGTTAATTGCATCGCGGACTATTTGCCGCGCGTGGTTGTCGGTGCGCCAAATTCGGTCTGATAACTGCAGGCCGTCGTCTGCAACAAAGCGTTGTACAAAGGTGATGGCCTGCTCGGGGATAGCGATAATATTACTGGTAAGGCGGGCGGCAGCGGCCAAAAATGGTTTTACGCCTAATAGGGCCGCGGCATTCATGCTGCTATTAAGCAAGGCGGTGCGCTGTGCCTCTAGCTGCTTCAATCGTGATTCAGCAGCGGCCAATAATGCTTGCAGTGTATCAAACGGCACAGCGCTGTCGCTATCTGCAAAGCTGTCGATAATGTTATGCAGGCCATCGACAGCGTCACGATACAAAGCAGTTAACTTGTCCAGTGTATCGGCGTCTAATTGGTCCATGGCATTACGCGCCGAGGCTGACGCGCGTTTGATGGCGGCTTTTTTAGCGGTGCGGTCGGTCATCACCACCCTCTCGAATGAAAGCCACAAAAACCCGCGACATGATGCGCAACGTCTCCAAGTTTGATAAAAATAAAACATGGAGGGATAAGCACTACCCAGACAGCAATTAAAATAGGGACATAACAATAATAAGCCCCCCTGTTTTTGTGCTTAATCAGCCTAGCTGCTAATTTTGGTAAAAAACTGGATGGTTCGCCGTAGTAGTAAGCTCTCATTTTCCCTTCCCATTATTGATGCTGGTAGCTGATTCGCCTTTTGGCGCATTGCCCGGCGTTATCGATACATTGCCGGTCCCGGCGTTATCATCTGGGTAAGGATCGTTGGATTTAGACTGCGCCTCCCGACCTGCAAGCATTTCGGCGGGGTCAAGGCCTGCGGCCTTCCATACCATATCCGCAGGCACGCCTAAGGCTTGGTATTTAAGCGCTAAGTCGGCACGTTGATTAGGCGTATCAGTACGGCGCTCAGCAAAGATAATGCGGAAATCAAAAGAATCAGGGTTAATGCTGTTGAGTAGCAGAGACAAACGAAAGCCTTCCTCATAAGCTTCTGACTGAGTATCTTGTAGGGCGTCGATTTCTTCATAGTAATCTCGCTTGAGGTCTTCCAGGATGTCCCTGTTTAAATCGCCGACATAGCCAAATAAGCCTTTTGGAGCCGGAGCGCCTGCGAAAAAGGTATCCAGTAAATAAGACACGTCGGCAATCTGATCAAGGTTGGCGTCACCCTGTACAGCCGTCACACCACCTTTTTTGTTGAGGAAATAATCGGTGGTAATGTCTTGCTGATCTTGCTCGACACTGTGCCGGTAGGTTTCCAGGTCATCAGTTGATGCCCCTTCCAATACGTGAGCCATGCGCAAAGGGGCGCGTTGACGGCGGCGAATAACTAAATCTTCTTCAGTCATGATGAGCTTTTGCCAGACTGTCCTATTTGCATCTAGGTATGGCCTGCCCATTGCGCCCATATCGTCGTAGTTATCAGGCGTTAAGCGCACGACAGTAAGTTGCCAAAGCGGAAAGACGGCTTCTTCACGGCCGCTGGATAAGTCAATTTGTCGCCAGGCTTTTTCCGGGTCAGTAAATTGGCCATTGGGTTCGACAAGCGGCTGAATGGTTTCTGAAGCCATACGCACGCCACGGCTTATTTGTTGATTGCCGTTAAGCACCCATTGAATGGGTAAGTTGCCTTCCATGACTAAGCCGCGGGCATCAGATTCAAGTTTTTGCATGCGATCAAGCCCTAAGCGTTTTTGAAAGTTTCCCCAGGCGGCTATCACGCGTTTGTTGCGGGGGTCTGTTTCAATCATCAACCCGCCTTTTACAGCGGTGCGGGCTATACGGGTATGGATTTTTTTAATCCGGCCATCGACGGCGTCCATGTGACGCAGATCAAGAATGCGCTGGTGGTGGACCGGGTCAACCCACATGGACCGATATAGATACAAAATACGGTTTTCCGGCGTGGGTCTAAATCCTTTTTCGCTGGACTGTTCGGGCTCCTCTCCCGTCATCGGGCTGGCATTTTCTGCCGGTTGCCGTTTAAATATTTTGTCTAGTAATCCCATTTAATCGGCTCCGTTTAAGGTGGTATCAAGAAATTCTCTAACATCGTTAGTAGCGACAACGCCTGGGCTTTGACATAGCGGGCAAAAAGGCGAGGCTCCTTTGCTGCCATAAATTGCCCGTTCCAGCATGGTGCTGGTAACTTCAATGCCGACCTTTGTTACCCGGCGGTATTTTTCAGTTTTGCTATTCCATTGCAGGTAGATATGTTCAGGGGCGGAGATCATTGGGGGGCTCCTATCAATTCTTGTCGGGTCTTTTTGCGAATAAGCACAGTAGTTTGTGCGCTATACGAGCCACGGGTAACCATGCCCCATACGGATGCCATGGCGGCATCAAATAAATCGTCGCCTAGTTTGCCATCAGCCATTTTGTAACTTGCATAGCTGGTTTTTGTTTGCAATGGCACGATGTTGGGCAGTTGCCGAACGAAGTTGCGTAAGTCGGCAAGGTCCATATCATTAGGGTTTTGGTCGTCAAAGTAGGGGATAGCGGCTTGCTTGTTGTGGAAAATGGATCGTAAAGCTTGCGCCATGCTGTGCTTAGTCATACCCTCGAAACGAATAGGCGAGAAGGCCCATTCCGGCCAGGTGCTGGCGGTACTGTCACCATCGCCGATAGTTCGGCGGTCTGTGGTAGTTAAGCCTTCTGCATAAAGCTCGTCGTTTAATGCAGTCAGCATGCCAACGCCATAAGCATCACCCATAGCGGTATCGGGCATAAAGTATTGCCAAAGGCCTTTTAAATCACGTTTAACTACGCCGTCATCGGCGCCGGGCATCCATGTTTTTACAAATGGGAAAGTAACAAAGTTACCGATTTGTTCTGTCACTACTAATGCATGGCGGGAGCTAGTCGGGTTTTCACCATGCCCACCGGCATCGTAACCAAAGCCAATCAAGCCGCGTTTACGGTATTTTTCGCCGGGCAGAGGGCTTGCCAATTGCAAATTTGCTTGCAGGCCGACTTGCATCGCCCGGCGCACATACTTTTCCCAAATCAGGTTTCGGCTTGATACGTTGCGGCCTAACAGCTGCCTGATATATTCATCTGGCGATAGCTGGGCGCGCATGTCCATCATAAAGGCTTCGTTTAAGATGCCCATTTCCATGCCTAGGTAACAATCAATCGTGGGTAAGACGTGGTAATGCCCGCCCGCGACCAAGTCCGTCAGGGTATCAGCCCCTTTAAATACGCCGGTAATGCGAATTTGTGGGTCGTTTTTGGCTTCTTTTGACGCACCTAGCCGTCTGGATGCCCCCATCATCAAGAGGAACCTTGAAAATAAGCGCTCACGCGGCATGTCGTCGACTTCTTCAAGCGATGCAACCGTTAAGTCACCGCCATCGACTTGCGCCATAATGCCGTAGGCTTGGGCTTTGCTGCGGTTGGTGAATTGATAATAGGTATCGGCGAATTGCTTGCGGCCTGATTTGTAATTAAGCCAAGCTTCCAGAATGGGCGCCCTTCGGATAGCGTCTAGGTGGTAACCAAGATTTACCAGAGACTGAGCTTCTCGAGGAGCAACAATACCAAGCTCTTGGTCGCTATGGGTGGCCTGGAATTTTAGAATGTATAGCTCTTTAATGGCTGTCTTGCCAGTCCGACGACACGAATAGTCGATAGTGTTTTGATGCTGATCCATTTCGATGCACTTTAGAATCTGCATCGGGTCGAGCTCGACGTTATGCACGTGCTTATGCCAGAGCGCATGATCGCCTTTGTAACGCATCACCTCAGTTTCCGCGATGATGCGTTGTTCAATGCGCTTATGCTGGGATATGCGTTCAGCCATTAGCTAACTGTCATCCTGCGCATGCTCAATCAATATCGGGTCGGAATTAACCCGGTTCCTGCTGTTTTCTATCATCAATGCCAAGCCTTCAAGCGCCGTGGCTTGGCGTTCTTGGTATGACAATAAAGAGTCACCACGGGCCGCGTCCGCGTCCAAATGGCCTTTTATATTTGATTCTTGATCTTGTACGCGCGGGGTCATGCCTAAATCAGCAAGTGATAGTGATGTTTTGCCTATAAATTCGGTTAATACCTTCAGTAATGGGTGCGCTTTAACTTCGGTCAAGAATTTCTGCTCGCCTAAGCTATCGGTGTACTCTGCCAATTGAAAGCCGTTCTCTTTATCGACATACCAAACCGGCTGATGGATCTCCACACCGGTATGAATCAGCTTCATGATGATGTTGTTAATGATGGCCTGAATATTGGCATGCAGCGCGGCATGGTCTTCCATGATCATCGAATAATCTTTATTCTCGAACGCTAAACGATAGCGCATGTGCCTATCGGCTTCTTTGGCACATATGGTGTTAGTCGCGCAGATGCTTTCGCGGAGTTCACAGCCTTCGCACATCGGGTACTGACCCGGGCGGGCTGGGAAGTAATTTAAAACATTGGCATGCAGGCCGGTCTTTAAGCCATTGAAGCGAGTGCGGGCGTGGATTTCTGGCGTGTGGGCTTTTTCAAGATTGGCGGCTACCGTGGCTTTGCCTTGTGCTGTTTTTGGGCCTGTGCCTTTGCCGTATGCGGCCATCAGACCCTTTTCCCAGTGCGCTTGTTCTGCCTCGTAGCCGCATTTGCACGTGGCATAATATAAATACGGGTGGTGGCGGTCGGGAGCATCGACAATGCGGTCTGGCTCGCTGGCAAACTTGCTACGGCAACGTTTGCAGTAGAAGTTTACGTCAAGTAGTGGCTCATTGATGTCAGTGCAGTTGTCTCCCATGCTGTGCATGATCGACTATTTTTTCAAACGGTATAACCGGATAGTTTGCCTTATCGTGACTTGGCAATAATTCTCTTAATGTGATCAACACTAACTGATTCGTTTAAATCATCTCGTATTTGTGCGCGTATTTCATTAGCAGTCATGCCCATGGTATCAAGAGCCATTATTACTCTATTTCTCTGGTAACGGAGCCAAACGCTATATCGCGGTACGTAAGCATAATGTTTTTCGGCTTGCACAGCATCGCAATCACTTAAGATCGCCCACATCGCCAAAAAGTTATCAACGCCAATTGTTGCCGCAACATCAAGCCAATGCGCTGCTAAACCAATATCTTTCAGTTCGGCTAATCGCGAATCAGCTTCAGCGGCATTTTTTTTTGAAAACCTGTCGGTAGTGCAGATATTCAAGTACCCACCCTGTCCCGTGGGGGAGCCGCTTAAGCCATGCCGAGCCCCCACCCCATCACCACCGGTCGTCATTCCTTCTATTGAGCTGCGCTTTACTGTATAAATGCCCACGTCATACCCCTTTATTTATCAGCACAGCACCAATACGACTTGCGCTATCTGTAGCAACACGCAACTCAAACAGTCGCGTTATATAGACGGTCATAATTACATTTACAAGGCGGCGGGAGACGCTGCTTGGTATTTGGGGATACTTATTGCACTTGCTATCCCCACCCGTAATGCGCGGCCTACATATCCTAATATCAGTGGGGGAGGGCCGGACAATAAGCTTTCTATAACGCGATTGCATGTTAAGAACCATCTATCTTGCCTTCAAGGCAGCGGCCAGTCCACTGACTGGGGTCTTCATTTGCGCCAAAGGATTAGCTCTATCGTTATCGGCTCTTAGTTTCTGCGTTGCCAGCCGCACATAGACCGCTGTTGTATCTGCCCTGGCATGCCCCATAAGCATCTGCATGCTGGTGATATGCACATCGTTCTCGGCAAGCCTTGTGCCGTACAATCTGCGCATCGCATGCGGATGGAGAATATCATCAGGCAACCCAGCCATTCGTCCATGCTTCCTGATCACCTCAAACACCGACTTAGGCGTCAATCTACGAGACTCCCCATAATACTGATGCGCCGGCACTGCCTTCGAATTAGTCGATACAAACAGCACCTGATCATTATTGTCCAGCGTCCGCACAATACTTGATAGCTCAGGATGACCAAGATATGCCCGGATAAACAACCTAACCTCATCCGGTGCTGGGATCTCCCGCTGCTTGCTGCCCTTCTCACGCACTCGCAACGTCAACAACTCATTGCCACGATCGCCACGCTCAAACACCAAATCACTTTGATTAAGTCCGGTTAATCCGCTAACTCTTAATCCACACCCCAACAGCGTCGCCATAATTGCCGCATCACGCACACCCAAAAACGTCGTTAAATCCGGATTAAACAATAACCTCTCCGCATCACTTAACCGCATAGCCATCTTGTCGGCATCGCCCACCTTCGGCAACACCAAAATTTTTGACGGATCGTCAGCCCTAATCCCCTTAATCACCAACCAATTAAAAAATCCCCTGAAACAAGAAATAATGGGCTTTCTACTGACTGGCCTTACGCCTGCTTTAAGCTGATGGATCCCGCAAAACTCCTCTAAATCATCTTGCGAGGCCGTTAAATGGTCCTTACCTCGTGCCGCCAAAAACTCCCGCAGCCGCTCAACATACAAAAAATACTTATCGTAAGTGCGTGGGCTCAGGTTTTTATTGTGCTGCAAAAAGGCACACCAGGCGGCAAGGTCTCCTTCAAACCGGCTTACTTCAGACATCCAACCCTCCCAAAAATTTACCCCCCACCCAGGCAAAACAATGCATGGGTTATGTGTTTACGCATATTTACAGCATAAGCAATTGAAAAACAACAACATTTAAAAAAAAAACCCCATAAAAACCTATGTGGGCACAAAAAAGTTTATGTATTTAAGAAAATAAGCAAATACTTATTTTATGGGGAAGCTTTTTATTGCTTTATCTACTTATCTCTCTCTCTTTCCATAATAAAAATAGATAGATAGATAGATAAGCGCCGCAAATAACCGAGAAAAACGGCAAAAACCAAACATGTAGAAAAAACCTACCAACATGGGGAAACCACATAAAAAAACACAGATAAAAATCATGTTTTATGTAGCCGAAAAAACAAAAAAACGATAAAAAACAACAGCATAAAAATACGGCTACATAAAAACCCATAACAAATGCGCTGCCCCTGTGTATATTTTAAAAAAAACACTAGTGTGTAAAGTTGTGTATAATATAGACATGAACAGCAAAGAAATTATCAAGCGATTACAAAAAGAAGGCTGGGTAAAAGTCGGCGGCAAAGGCGATCATGAGAAATTCGCCCACCCAAACAAAGCAGGGCACGTTGTCGTACCGCACCCAAGAAAAGACCTCGCCATAGGCACTTTGCGCAACATCTACAAACAAGCCAGCTGGGACTGGTAAGGAGCAAACATGTTATATCCAGTATACGTACACACAGGCGACGACAGCCACGCGCACGGCGTCACCATCCCTGACTTCCCAGGCTGCTTCTCAGCGGCTGACGATTGGCAGGATTTACCGGAAATGGTACAAGAAGCCATAGAACTATGGTGCGAAGGCTCTAACGTAGAACTGCCCAAGCCAACCGCACTTAACAACCTAATCAACCACCCAGACTACACCGGCGGCGTATGGGTACTGATTGACATCGATGTCGCCAAACTGGAAACCAAAGCCATACGGCTCAACATATCCTTACCGCAAGGCCTCGTTGCAGAGATCGACGCCTACGCAAAAGCACATGGGGCCAGCCGCTCAGGCTTTCTCGCCCAAGCAGCCCGGCAGGCCATGCGATAATTTAGCCAAAAAAAAGCCCCGTCAATGCGGGGCTTTAACTAAAACCTAACTGGCCAGGCTAAGCAAACTAAAAATGCCCGGCCTGCTTGCGTAGCATCAACTGCATTACCTGCGCATTAAACTGTAGCTGCGTCGTTAACACAGCCAGCGCATAGCGAATGCCATCCGGATCAATATCACCATCGCCAATCACCCGTGAGATAGCATCAATCGCATTAACCCCGCTTTCAATATCCCGGCAAAAACTCGCCAAACTGGCAGGATTAGCGGCACTGGGCACCGCGGCATACTCAACCACCAACGACTTCAATTCCGTTTCAAAATTGCTCATATCAATCTCCAAAGCGTCAAAGGTAGGCCATTAAGTCAACTGAGGGGCATTAAACCCCGGTAAATTAGACTGTTTAAAATCCTTGCCAAGTAACGCTAAATTTGGATGATCACGGCCAACCACGTCACATAAATCCTTAACCTCTGCCCATACCTCCTGCAGCGCCATCGCGTCGGTCGTCTTATGCATCTTAGCCACCAGCATCGTGATACGGCCACGAATTAACCGCCGCTCTTTGGGTGATAATCGCTCAGTACCGGGATTAGAAAAGTGCCAAACGAACTCAGCTACTTCCACCTTCTTTTCCTTAGCCTTGGGTTGTCCGGATTCCATCACGATCAATAAAAAGCCAATAGGATGATAGACGTTAGTTTCGTAATTTTTTCCGTCAGTAGCCGTCAATTTGACGGGTACTGAATAGGTTTCAAGATGTGGATTGCGCTCGATAATCTTATCTATTTGCTTTTGAGGATCGGCATACAACAACCATTCTCCAATGCCTTGTCGAGTGATATGGGGAACGTCATCAATTAAAACGGTTTGAGTTAAGGCGAAGTCGCCATAAGAGAATGAAGATAATTTCTTAGACATGGCGATTACTCCTTTGGCAAAGTAACGCTATTACTGTGGAAATGCCAAGCAAACGAGACGACCTGGGACAACATTGCATCTTTGATAGATGAGATATTTACCCTCTCCACTCGTTGACCCAGAATAAACGACACAAGGACCAAAAATACCATGGGTGGATAGACAGTAATTTTACGAGTTCGGCCGTTATCTAAGGTAACTTCCGTTACAGCGGAATAGTCATTTAAGCAGGTAAGCCAGTCTAACGTGCCACTGATAGCTTGCCTAGGGAATACGAATTTTAGCCATTCGCCGATGCCTCTTACGGTAATGTGTGGAACGCCATCGATTAAAATAGTTTCGTTAAAAGTGACATCGTTCCATTGGAATGGGGATAATTTATTAGACATGGTAAAGCTCCGGTTTAAGTATTAATACCGGCGTCAATTCCACCAAGGATTGGGCGCCGGACTGAGCGGGGTTGGCGGACCGGTAAACCGAAACCGGCCACTCTTTCGAGTGCCCCGCCCAGCCCGACTAAATATGGCTGAACGTTGCGCATAAAAAAACCGCATGAAGCGGCTATGCGCCGGTTTAATTTTCGAGTCCGCCAAGACCCGGCTGTCAAATGTGTGACAGCGGTTGCAAGTTTAGAAGTGCTGCACTACCCTTGTCAATCTATTAATTATATTAGCTATTAAAACAGGATGTAATGATGAAAAAATTGAATAGCATTCAAGAGTTTATTTCACTTCTTGAGTCCAAGAAATATGAACTTGAAGCTTGGTTATTAGCCCTCCGCACACCTCCACAGTGTTTTAATGATGAGATCCTTCTAAAATATATTGAAACTAGAAGCACTCCAGCCACAGCAGTTTATGTAAAAGCAAAAGGTATCAAGTCATCTAGCGGAAAGGTTTTTGCTCCTGGTGATGTTAGCGCCTTAATAAAAGAAGGCTCCGTTGATGCCAATGATGTGCTATTAAGCATTGCCAGAGACATTTTTGATAAAAATAAAAAAATAGTCGATAGAAAATATGAGTAGTTTTTTAATTCTATAATTTTTAAAAAGGAGTTGTTAGTGAGCAAATATTTATTACCTATTGCCTTAATTATGGCGGCTGTAGTTTCTGGATGTGGTGCTAAAAGAGAGCAGCCATTACCATCTTCAATTCGTCCAACAGCCTTAGATTTTCGTAAAAATGAAGAAGCCATGAAAGCCCATCAACTTAGGTGTCAACCGCCACATGATGCAGCCTATGGGGCTGCGTCTCGTGTTAACATCAAGGGCTATTATCTAGGCATGGAAGAGTGCGAGGTTAAGGAGGATATTGGGTCACCCAGTGATTCTTTTACCATTGCCGGAATTAGGGTAGGTGAGCCGATGATGACATTTGTCGATCATAAATTATCTGAATTTTATATTGGCTTCCCATCATCACGATTCGATGCAGTACATAGCGCTATGATGGCAAAGTATCCAGATATTCATTGTGATAAAAGTGAGGTCGGCAATGCAATGGGGGCAAAGTTTAATCAGCTAAGCTGCTCACTGATATATACAGAAGGCACTTTATTACTATACCGATATGCATCTGAGATAACTCGATCAGGATTGCTTCTTATTAGCCATGAAGCAACAGAAAAAAAAGCTAAAGCTAATCTAATTAAAGAAAAAGACCTTTAGTACTGCCTTCAATCTATCTATCCTAATTAATTAACTCCTAAGTTAAGCCGACAAAGGCGCGCGCACCACGTCGAAGCAGGTTGACCATAGTGAGGATATGCTCGCTATGGTCAACCCCTGTAGCCCGCATTCTATCTAGTGGGAAATGGTTTGTAAGTGGTTGATTTGTAACAAAGCCGGTTTTTTGTTTAGTGGGAAATAAAAGCGTTATCTGCTTGTTAATCAAGCGTGTTTTCCAGAACTCTTAATCCATAGGTC